TTCTTCCCACACACTGCCCGTGTCATACCACAGCTTGACCGACCCGCTATCATTGGTCAGCCACTTACGTCCAGCCGTACCAGCCGCAGGTCGAGAAGAAAGCGTGGACGACTGCAAGTGGATGCCCGTGTCGGCATCGTGATCGACATACGACGAACGCAGCGTGTTGTCGTTGCCATTCACCACCGTTGCGTCTAGCGTGTCCCCATTACTGGGAGCGGTGAACGTGGCAACGGCATGGTTTCCAACGGTCTGTGCCATCTATCGACGCCCTAGCGAGAATGTTTCAAGCTGCACACGGCTGATGACGGGCAGCGCATTGCTGCTGTCGATGATGCTGATGTCTGTAAAATAGCCTGTTCCACCCATAGGGATACGGTAGCTCTTGCTGCTCGACGCTCCCCATGAGCCAGCGCCCCACGAACCAGACCCCCACAGCCCATACGATGTGACTGGCAACGAATAGCTGCCCGTCGATTCGCCCGTATCCCAGCGGACGGTACATTCGTCTGAGCCTTTGAGCTGGGCCGTGACATAGCCCCACCGCATAGACTTTGACAGGGCATCATCCCCGCAATACATGCGGTGCATCTGGACATTCATGGCGTAAGTGGACCCACCCGTCCCATCTGCCGCCACATTATCCAGCGTAATGTCTGGCGCATCACAGAGGCTGACAAATCCACTGACATCACCCCGTAAAATTACGGGTAATCCACTGGTATTCAGCGTTTCCCAGATGCACGACGTATTAGGAGACAAATATCCAGAATCCCACGGCCCCGTCCACGCCTGCAACAGCGTGTTGTAGACATACATGCCAAATCCGGGCATGGAAATCCACAATTCACGGGTCGCTCGGTTAAAGACCGACCGGATATTGTCAAACTGCGCCTGATTCATGCTGCGGATGATTGGCGACAGCGGATCAGGCGTCTCAGCGGTGGCAATCGGCGCGACTTCCGCCTCATTGCAGCGGTACAAGCCACGTTCCGAGATGAAGAATGCCAGATTGCCAATGCTGGCAATGGATTTGCTGGCAATCGTGCCCACATCCGAAGTGACACCAGCCGGAGCGACGGTAATGTCGTCCTGCCCATAGCCTGTCAAACGGGAAATACCCCGCCGATGGAAGATCAGCAGCGACGTATTGACACTGGCAAGGCCAACGACCGTTTCGTCGGAGAAGGTGCGGACAATAATCTGCCCACCGCTGGCTGTTCCATTGCCTAGCGTCGAGCCGTTGTTAAGGGCTGAGTAGAAAATGCTGTCTGGGTAGGTGGAGTTGCCACATCCCCAGAGCCGTTCGTTGTGGACAACGATGGTGTTGACCTCAGTGGTCCCGGCAATATCGGTCGTGACAGTTGTCCCGTTCCATACATTGAGGCCACCACCGTCAGCGATGTAGACCACATCGTTTGTCCCGTCGCGGAACTGGGCAAAGGATGGCTGCACGGCAGTCGAAAATGCCCCAGTCGGTGTCGCCCATGTCAGCGGAAACGCGCCATAGGTCGTCGTCTTGAGGACACCATCACAGATCGCCATGATCTGCTGCGTACCGCCATCCTTCCGCCATGTGTACCCGTTCAGCACACTGGCATTGCCCAGCGCCCCACTTACCCGCTTGGTGCCACCACGCTTGGTGACCGCACCAAAGTCCGTGAGACGGGCATTAGCGGCCTTCCGTAGCTGCGTTGGCAAAAGGGCAATATCGTCAGAGACGGTATTCAACCCCCCTGTCATCAACGGCTGCTGATCGGCCAGCCGCACGCCACCAAGTTCTCCAGCCATTACGCACCACCCCAGTCGTAGCGGAGATCAGGGTATGCCATACGGGTTGGGTTGATCGTGCGGCGACGGATGTCATCGAGCATGGTGGCCCGATCATCGTCAGCCATCTTCTTCCATGACATGGCTGTTGACGTTTCCGCACCACCCTTTAACAGCAACTGTGACGCCGTAGACTGCACCAATATCAACTGATTGTTCTCGGGAAAGTCTACCACGCTGCTATCACTGGTCAAACTAGACACGCTCTGCGGCTTGTAATTGACCGAGACGTAGATGGTGCCAGATGTGGTAACTGGCAACAACTGCATCATCTCTCCAGCGACATAGAACATCTTGGAGTAGACAGGCAGGTAGTTGCTCGTCGTTGCCAGCGGGACATCCTGAAAACGTGTCTCGGTGTACAGCACATTGCCGTCTGTGACGGACAAGATGCGGTACATCCGTTGCGTCGTATTGCCCGTGCCACCGTCCAAAGACGAGAACTGAATCTGTCCGTTAGCATCTGGTGTGACAGTCCGCTGGGCAAACCGATAGTACGGTGCCGCATTCAGAATGTTCGACCATTCATTGTCATGCACGGAGGTCAACACCGTTGAGATCGTTGTATCCGACCAACGGGTCGAGCCAACAGCGTCCATGTACTCTCGCGTTAAAGCGATGAGTTCGGCGCGGGTTGAGTAGGGCATGACAACGCTCCTGAGTTACGCGATTTTGCGGGGACGACCACGACCACGCTTTTCTACGGTCGCTGATGGGTCTGCCCGATCAAGGACTTCGGCCAACGCTTCTTCCAGTGCTGCTTCAACAGGGGCATTGTTGCCCTTGTCAATGAAGTCAGCCATGCGCTGGATGTTTTCCTTGGGATATGCGCGAAGTGTCCGTTCAAGATACGCAGGTGCTTCGTCTGTTGAACAGTTCAGCGGCAAATATCCAACAATGTCAAATGCCTTTGTCGGATCATATGTGCCTTCACGAATCCTTTCTCTTCGTTCATCAGACTGTTCCCAGTCTACGCAAATAGACCAGAACGAATCATCCGAAGAGATATACCGCAAGTGCAAATCAGGATGGACGGCCCGAAGCCGTCGCTGAATCTCTAGCGACGGCTCAGGCTTGCCCATGTGGTTTAGAAGTACCACGGGCGTTGTCATATTACTCCATCACCAACATTTCAGGGCTGATCGTAATATCGTCAGGCTGAACAGTGACAGAACCAGTCCACGCAAGCGTAATACGCAACGAATCGTTCTGTGTGAACGTGCGCTGGGCATCAGTCAACGTAGTCAGAAATGCAAACTGCAACGGAATGTCGGCAGTCTTGGCATTGATATCCAATGCCGCAGTCAAAGCCGTCACGCCACCGGCATTCACCTTGTTAAGCGTAGCCGTGATCGTCGTCGCCGTGGGATACGTTTCTGCACAAAGTGTCGCACGATTGATGTACGCCTTTGCTGGCTGTGCGCCAATGTTGTGCGTCTGAGGACTCGTTGCCAACGTGCCAGTGTTCAACCGACCAGAGTTGTACACCGTGGGATGCACACCCAACCGACCGGGCTTCGGGCTGAAATAGTTATACGCCATCGTAAGTCTCCGTATGGTATCTCAGGTATGGGCGGTAGCGGGATTGCTACCACCCAAACCCTAAGACTTAGACGTGGCTGTAGCGAGCAGCATCCGTGTAGCCCGTAATAGAGCCATGCGCGTTACGCGCCATGCACGCCAGATTGCCGTACCAGCCGTAGGTCGTCTCAAACGCATCACGACCCTGAATCCAGCGCCACGGACCAGCACCCTCAAACTCCACAAAGCCCCAGTCCTTGGCATCCACCCACGCCAGCGACGGAATGTGCAGGAGGTAGATCGTGCCAGCCGGAACGTAGTAGTCCGTCACGCACGGGATGCCGCACACTTCGATAGCCTTGTAACCACCCTTGATCGTCGTGCCGAACTCGCTGGCCGTGAATCGACGCTGACCAACCATCGACTCCATCAGCTTCTTGGCAAGACCCGGCGTGGTCATCAGCAAGAACTCCTTGGGGCGGACCATCGCATCCTTGCCAGAACGACCAGCAATACGCTGGATCAAGTCCCAGATGTCCGATTCAGTTGGCTGCGTAGCATCCGGCGTATCCGTACCAGCCACCATGCGGGACGCATCCCAAATCGAATAGGTGTTCGTATCAATGTTATGGAGCTTGGCCGTACCCGTGCTATATGAACCACCACGGTTCGTGATGTTAATCAATCCGTTCATCGCATTGTTGTACGAATCATCGTCACTACGACCAACACCCTTCACAACAATGTCCGTCGTGGCAACGCCAGTAAACGTCGAGCCAGAGGCAAAGCCAAGCGTAGCAAAATCGCCGCTATTGGAAATAGAGCTAATTTTGCCATAGCCACGGTTCGTTGCACCAGTCGAGTCGCGGATCGTGATCGTATCACCAACCGACAACAGCAAAGCACCCTGACCAGCGCCCGACACACCGTATGGGTTAGAAACAACGGGGACCGTATTGGATGCCGTCGTTACCGTCGCCACAACGCCGTTCGACTTGTTGTGCAACGCCTGCTGCATCAGCAGCGTAGACGCCGACTTGATTTCTTCCATCGTCTTGGTAGCGATGGTCGTAAACGCCGCATCCTTCGACTGCGTGCCAACAAACGCCAGACCGTCGATCTGACGAGTGGTGTAGGCACGCACAACATTTACGCTTGCCTGCACTTCTGACGCCGTCGTATCGGGCGGGAAATATCCACCAGCAGAGAACGTAGCACCAGCCGGTCGGCCAACGACCACATCGAAGAACACGTTGTTACCACCCCAACGCATGTTGCGGGGGCCACCAGCACGACCCTTTTCAAGCTGGGCCAGCAGCGGCGTGACAAGGTTCTGCACCTTTTCACGGAACTGCGAATAGACGTTTTTGAGCAGACCAGTTAGTTCTGCATCGGTGATAATCGTAGGAGCAGGCATCGGAAATCCGTTTTAGTTGTTATCGGACAGATGACAACACATGTTCCAGCGCACTGGACACTGCATCGTCAACGGTTGCTGGCTTGGCAGACGGCTTACGAGAGGTGTCTCGTTCCGCACGGCCCACCGGCTTTAGCGTTTGACCAACGACGCGCTTGGCTTTCTGCGCTTCGACCCGAGCACGGTCCAGTTCAGCTTGCACCTTGGTGTTCGGTGCAGCGGCTGGCTGACGGCGTGCATTGTGGTGTTGTGCCCACACAGCCAATTCATCGGTGATGTACTTCCGAATAGCATCGTAGCGTGATGCAGGGACGTAGGGTTGACCATTCGGTGCCCTCTCTGCATGCGCTTGGAGTGCTAGTGCTACTTTGTCTGACAATTCCTGTTCGGTGATGTTCGGCAATGCCGCTGAGATGAGCTTGATCGCTGGCTCAATTTCATCG